TTGATCGTTCTCGTTGAAGTAGCTGGTGCCCACGTAGCCGCACTCGGCTGAGCGGTACTTCCACTGGCAGATGTTGCTGATGCACTGGCGCTTAGGTGCGCGAACACCTGCCAGGTCAAATGCTGCCGCTAGTTCAAATTCCACTACGTCGCGCGTCTCGACGGATTTGCGGTCCACGTAGTAGATCTCGCGTGGGAACTCCGCGGTTGGGTCCGGCGTGCCGTAGGGGTTCACGCTGCCGGGGAAGTTCACCGCGTCGAGGTAGCGGGCCAGCGTACGGATGCGCGTTACCTTGGCGCCCGAGAGACCGTCAGGTAGGCTCAGCAGCAGCGCGGTGATTGTGCCCATTACGTTGCTGCAGCGTATATTAGGCCGCGGCAGCGTGCCTTTGCCCTCATAAGTGAAGCCATCAGCCTCGATGGGGAATTGTAGATAGCTGTTACCGGCCCATACCACATTGCCGTTGTTGTTTAGGTTGGTGCCGGCGTGAAAGCGGAAGGTATCATCGGCGCCATGCTGTAGCAGGTTTATCTGCAGCTCAAATAGCTCGATAATAGCGCTAGGTGCTATTCCTTGTAAGTCGCTTTCGTAATCCTCTGGTGTGTAATCTTCTGAGCTGTAGTCTAATATGTATATGTCATGAAAAGGTGAATAGTCTGTTGCTCCGTAGTTAATCACGGCTCATAGACCTCTCGAAACGTGGCACGTATTTGATTATTATTACAATTACTAAGCGTTACCTGCCAATCCTCACACACATACTTACCGGCAGAGCCTCGCGGTGGTGTCCAGTCGAAGCTCTCCACACCGCCACGTGCATCTAAAAATGCGACAATAAGTTCGCGTTCTGCGTCAGTGCGGTTGGAGAAGACAAGCTGCCACTCTTTAGGGTTGGTGTGTAAGCCAAATCTTATGCGTTGCTCGTAACCATCGCCTGCTGCAAACTTACGCACACGAGGCTTACTTACCTCGGTAGGCTCGTAGGAGCTGACGTAGGAGAATGTTGGCATGGGTACAGCGTACTACCTTTGCGGCTTAGCGGCTTAGCAGGCCACCTGGGCGTTGTTGGCGTACCAGCTCCGCTTGGACGGCTTGGGAAATTACGCGGCCGAGCTGCTCGCCTTGGCCGGCGTTGCCTTGCACCGAAGATCCGCTCGCATCGACGTTGACGGTAACGCTCACAGGCGACCCACCGCCTGCCTGCTCAACACCAAGGCGCCCACTAGGGAGGCGGCGGAGCGGCATGATGGCTTCCGGGCCAGCCTCGCCCATAAGCCCGAGGCGGCCGGCACCGCCATTGGCGAAGGGGAAAAGCGTCGGCTTATCGACGATGCCGCCCATAGCGAAGGGGACGATGCCGTTGGCGGCGTAGGCGTTGCCTAGGGCATTAGCTAGAGGTGCGTACTGCGCAACTCCCGCGTTGAAGTTAGACAGCGGGCTTATAGCGGAGCCACCACCGCCGCCTATGGCGCCGATGATCTGCATAACGTTGCGCAAAATTAGCTGCTGAATGATCATGCGAGCGGTGTCCTTAAGGATCGAGGCGGCGAACTCCTGGAAGTTGGCGGTGCCGGTGGTGACGAGGCTGAAGATGGCGTCTTCGACACCCTTGATGCCGGTCTGAGCGAGCTGGGCCGTGGCCTCGCGCATAGTGCCGATCGACTGGACGTAAGCTTCGGCGCCTTCGCGTAAGCCGAGGCCGATGCGCTCATCCTGCGTGAAGCGTGCTGCCTTCTGGGCGTCTTCATAGGCGACAGCCAAGTCTTTTACGCGCTGCACGTTGGAGTCGATTTGAGTGGTTAGCGCACTGTGCCCCTGAATAAGCGTCTGTATCTGCTGCTCACTGGCCCCCGCAGTACGGGCTCTATCTACAGCAGCTGTTTTTTCCTTTTCGGCTATTTGCCGCTGCAGTGCTCCCAGCTGATCGACTTGGGCGAACTGTTCTGCAAGTGCCGGCGTAATGCCTTGCTGTAAGTAAGTTTGTTGTGCTTTGAATAGGTCGTTTTGCTCCTGCAGGCGGCGTGTTTGCTCTTGAAGTGGTTTTACGCTATCTACGCGAATCTTAAGTAGATCGAGCTGTAGCTGCTTAGCGCCTTGGGATAGTGCGGCATCCTTAGCGGCGGCGCTGGATTCTGGAGCGCCCTTCGTTGCCGGCTGCACAGGAATCGGGCGGATGTTCGGACCAACTGGATCGCCTACGCGGTAAGGGGTTCTGGCAATAAGTGTGTTTGTTAGTCGTGCAAGTACACCTTGTAGTTGGCCGGAGGCGACGTTTCCTAGGTTGCGGGCAAGCTTTGACGTTCTAAAGCCGCCTGGCAGCATAGCGCCTTCAAAATCCTTGCCTACGCCTGGTACGATGTCAGGCTGCTTGAATAGCTGGTTAAATCGCTGTTGTATTGTGTTAGGATCGTTATCCTTGCGGTACTGCGCTTTAATCCCTGATACACCGAGTTTCTGGAGAGCTTTTTCTGCGTACACACGCCCCTGCACTGCTTCCTGTTCAAGCAGGCTAAATATAGCCTTTCTAAAGTCAACGATAGCGGGACGGAGTGTACCCAAGGCGCGGTCAAGAGCACCGGGATTTTTGTTTGGTCCAAATTGCGATGTGTAGGCAGGCTCCAATGTAGCGCGTAAACCCTGCTGAAGAATACGCAGTTGTTTATCTGTAAGGTACTCACTAAAGTCCTCCTGGCTACCTAAGCTCTGTCCTCTAGACGTTGAAAGACCTCCAGCCCTCTGCACGTTGGCCCGCATCTCGGACCACATGCGCTGCGCCACTTGTGTTAGTACGGCTGCGGGTACAGACCCAGCCACACGACTACGCTTAGTTTCGCGTAGGTTATTTTGAATCTCTTTCCATTGCGAACCTACGGGATCCCAATTATCTACGATCTGCTGCATACGCTGGATACGTTCCAGCACAGATGTGTTAAACGTGCTGTTTACGTTGCGCGTACCCCCTGCTGCAGTGCGCTCCCACATGCGACGCAAAGGCCGCGCAGCCTGTCGCTGCATCCGTGTGATGGGCAGGGGCTGCAAACCTGCAACGTCTTCAAACTGTGGCTGATCCGCATAGGCGGTAAAGAAGCTATCTGCAGTAACTTGTTGTTGTTGTTGTTGACGGCGTGACTGCAACTGCTTACGGGCGTCTCTAATTTGCTGGTCAATCTCCATAATGCCGCGAATAGGTCGCTGCTGCTGCTTGAACCTCGGCGACTTTTCTCCGCCTAGCGCGTCAATAAGTCTATTCGCGTCCATTGCATACTCTCCACCTTTACCTGGCTCCGCTACAACTACGCCTAAGGCTTCTGCAATCTGGGTATTAAACACGCCTCTCTGTGTGTAAAGAGCCATTAGCTTGCCTGCTGCGTCCAAACGCCTAGCCGTCTTACCGCTAGCCTCGTCCAGAATTTTGCCCACGTCGCGTGCGTAGGTGCGGTGTATATTACCAAGCGTCTTAGCGTATGCCTCGTTAGCTTTGTTGATCTGGTCCGCTGTGTTTTTCTGGAAGTCCGCAACTGTGCGTGCGCGGTTAAACTCGCGGTCGGTGTAGTCTTCTTTTATTTTGATGTCACGTTCGCGGGCTTCGCGGTAGACATCAGCGATGCGCTGCTCGGCTTCAATCAGGCGGGGGTCTTCGCCGGCCAAGAGGCGTTGCTGCCTAGCGATGTCCTCCTCAATGTCCGCCGTACCCCGCTTGCTTTGAGCTATCTCACGTTCCAGGGCACGCCGCTCATCGGCGAATTGGCGCTCCAGCTGGCGGGCCTGCTCCAGCGACTGCTTGCGTATGTCGGCAATTTGCTCCTCGCGCTGAAGGCGTGCTTGTAAGAGCGCCTCCTCGCGCTGTTCAATGGCTCGCAGATAAGATGCGCCGAGTTTTTCTCTATCGGCAGTGTCTTCTTCAGTTTGGCGCTGTTTACGTTCTTTGTTTGTCTCCTTCTCAATGAGACGTACTTTTATTAAAGCCTCTTCTAGGATGCGAGCCTCTTTTGTAGCGGCGCTTATATCGGGACGTAGGTCAGCAATAAAGCCGAGTCCTGCCGATGCAGCTCCTTGGCGAAGCGCTGTTTCTCGTTGTCCTGCACGCAGCAGCCTGTCCTCTAGCTGGGGAATACTTAACGAGCCTTCTAATACCTGCTGCTGGTAGTATCCGGCGCCAGGTTGTATAGCCTTTAATTCGATAAGTTTTTCTATTAGCTTATCCAGTCCCCTAATAGAGCGCGCAGCAAAATCTTGGAAGGCTGCACCGGCGGGTCCAAGACTATCACCAACGCTTTGCTGCAGTGCCTTCAGCGCGTTATCTAGGCGAGCACCGGCCTGTTCAGGAGATGCTGCAATGATCTGAGCTGTGCGCCCGTACTTAGCAAGACTAAACTCCGTAAATTTAACAAAATCTGCAATCGTGACTTCACCAGACTTAAGAGCGGCATCAAGACCCTTAGAGCTTCTGCCGCTTGACTCAGCGAATAACGCAAAAGCGCCCGCCAAACGTTCACCGATCTGGCCACGTAGTTCTTCCGCCGTAACCTTACCTTTGCTGAATACCTGAGCCGCCGCAACAAGCGCACCGTTGATGTCTTCGACGCTGCCGCCAGTAGCAAGTACAGATGCGGTAAGGCCCTTAAATGTGTTTTCGGCATCTTTAATAGAGCCACCGGAGCCTAGAACCGCAGCGCTAAGTTTAGTAAACTGCTGCGTAGCTTCGCGTATGGGCACATTAAATGTGCTGGATGTGGAGGCTACAGCGGCTAAAGCGGCCTTATAGTCATCAAATGACGTTACAATACCTTGCAGCGCTAGCTGTAATCTACGAACTTCGGCAGCGTAAGTAGCAGCTGCTGCTCCGGCCTGCCTAAGGCCCGCGACTTGCGCACCAACGGCCGCACCAGCGAAAGCGCCGCCCACGCCGCCCAGGGCTAAGCCGCCGAGACCGCCGATCAGGCCCTCGGGGCCGCCAAAAATGCCACCACTAAGCGCCGCGCCAACGCCCTGAGCGAGCTGCATCCCACTTAGGCGGCGACCCCCGGTAAGGCGCTCGCGTCGTGCCGTGAGCTGCTCCAGTTTCTTAGTTGCCGTGTCGAATGCTGGCGCGGTACGGCCAACGGCATTGCGTAGTTCAGTCCACACGCCTATCTGCGCTTCCAGACTATTTACGCTGCCGTTACTTGCTTTTGTAGTCTTATCAATATCGACGTAAATATCGCGCAAGGGGCGCCGAGAACGCTCCACTGACTTACCTAAGGTGTCGTATGCTTGCGCGGCTTCAGTTATGACTCGCGTTCTGTTTTTGTCCTCCTGATCTGGGGTCATCACAGGACCGATCGGAGTCACCCCACGACCAGGGGCATTAGCACCCCCAAGTTCGCCTCTGCCGAAGAAGCGCTCGACACCGCCTCCGGGCTGTACGCCGTAGGCAGGAACTATCCCCTCAGCTCCAGGGGTTTGGTACGTGACGCTTGCACGCCTACCAATACGCGCACCTCCGCTTACGTTCAACCCGGTGCCAGGGGCCGATGTCTGTCCGGCGGCAGGAAGTAGAAGAGGTGTACCGCTTACGCCAGCGCGTACACGTTGGCCGAGTTCGGTGAGCGCAGCCTCCTGCTGGCGTACCATCCCTCGATTGAAGTAGTTATCGCGGATGCGCGCATTAGCGGCGTTCTGCTCGGCTGTGGCAGCCTGCGTCGCCATAGTGCTTACATTACGATATGCGCCAGCAAGATCGTTAAGCTGCTTTTCTAAAACACGAACCTGATTAGCGTTTTGTGCGTAGGCAGCACTGCCTTCGGAGGTTGTGGTATCAAGTTGCTGCATTTCTGCACGCAACGCTGTTACTACTTCCTGTAAATTGCGTGTACTGTTTGCTACGGTTTTGGTTTGTACGCCCATTAGCAGCGCTTGAGCGTAGCCGCGTGCCACCTCAGTAGACTGCCGCTGCACGCCCGTCAGTTGCATAAGCGTTTGCAGGTATTCAATACTGTTGCGGTCTAAGTTAGCGAGGTCTTGCTGCAGTTCCTTTATTTGTTGTGCGTAGGCAGCGTTTGTATTCGGTAATTCGGGCAGGGAGGCACCTTCAAAACCAAAGCGGCGCAGGTACTCAGGGTCTTGTGTTATCGCTGCGGATTCGCTTACGCGGCGGCGCTCCAGGATGCGCGGGGCGCCAGAAAGCTGATTGAGGCGACGTTGTGCCGTAGCCAGCTTGTCGGCGGATGCAGTACCTTCTTTAAGGATGCGATTGTAGTCTTCCCATTGCTTAAGTACCTTGTCAGGCTTTACCGCCAACATGGCGGTCAAGGAACTGTAATGCTTTCTGTTTGTTATTTCTCCCTGCTCTAAGGTAGCCGTAAGTCGCTGAATATCTGCGCCTAGCTGCTGGTGTACTTTACCGTTTAAGGTAGCTTGATTTCTGAGGTCTTGAAGAGATTTTACGTGCTCGCGTATAGATACTGCGGACTGCGCATGAGCCTTTGACTCATCGACAATAATGTCACGCAAGGCTGTAATTTGCGTGTCTGTAAGGCGTGACTCTTGGCGCAACTGCGCCAGGTCTTTATTTAGGCTTTGCCATACGTCGGAGCCGCGCCTAGCCTCGCCGACTAAAGCAGTAAAGGCGTCGGTAAGCCCCTTGTTAGCTCGGGCTGTGTCTCCTAATTCGGTCTTTAGCTCAAGCAGCCGTTTGCGCGCAGCATTAAGCTGATCATCCGTACCTCTCGTTACTTTTGTAAGTTCTCTAAAGGAACTGCGCAGTTTATTTAACTCTTCAAAACCTTGAATACCTAGCTGTACAACAATATCTTCAATCTGCTTAGCCATCCTGCTTATCCTCCCCCTTAGCCAACGCGCTGAGAGCGGCAGTTTCCATGATCTGCAGGCCCTCCAGCATGTCGAGGCGGTCGTCCACGCAGTATAGGTCCATCAGGCCGCCAGGCATCAGCAGCACCTCGTATTTCAAGCCGAGGTAGCCCGCCGTGGTGGTGTTCCATTGCGTCTGCATTCTTAGGAACATCATTACGATGTCCCAGTTTTCGTCCCAGACCTCGTAAGGGGCGGCGGGTTTGGGTTTCGCGTCTTCGGGTAAGACTAAACCGAAGACTTTGGCATCGTCTTCGGTCTTGTCCTCTTCCTGCTTACCGCCTACCCAGAACTCCGCCGCACCCTTCAGTTTCCCGACTTAGCGCCGTCGAAGGTCTCGGTGTAAGCCTTCAGGACACCGCGCACCCAGTAGGGGTCGTCGGCGAAGTCGGTGAGGGCCTCGATGGAGAAGGGGAGGTCGGTGCCGTCTTCGTCGCTGATGCCGTTCCAGCCGAGCACTACGGCTTTGAGCAGGGGCAGATCGCCCTTCTCGCTGAGTTTGCCGAACTCCTTACGGCCCAGGCGCTTGAAGGTGATGTCGAAGGTGCTGGAGTCGAACGTGCCGCCGTCAGC